TTTTAATAGCCTCAATAAGTGCAATACACGATGTTTCAGGCCATGTATTTGGGTATAGGAAAATGTGTGATTCCTGTAATGCAGCTAATACCTCGTCATTACTTTTAACACCGTGATATGTCATCTGAGGATGTGCCTCGATACTTGCATATAATCCTTTATACGCTTCATCACGTTGAGGCCAGCCATAAATGTCAAACCCTGAATATACATCTAAATGAATATTATCAAATTCTTTTGAAAGTGCATCAAATACTGGAACCAATAATTCCAAACCTCTATGCGGTGTCGTGTGATAAACAAATCTAATTTTATCTGTAGACATTGTCACAGGTTTATATTCTTTTTCTACCGCGTTATGAATAACTGAACATTTTGAATAAGGCATACCAAATCGTACTATGTACTGGTCTCTCTGCCATGATGTCACGAATATAAAATGGTCGAATTTCTCCCAACCACCATCATTCAATACTCTGTTTTCTGGGTCAACCGCTAGGTCGTGACACCATAGAATATTTGGAACATCTTCATATAGTTCTCTAGGTCTTGATAAGTGTACAGCAACCTTTGATAGCAATTCTGCATCGCAATTATCGACAAGGCGTTGCCTCATCATTTCTGTTCCACCTTTTGAATCTTTTGACAAATCAGTGTCAATTATTTCGCCTTTATATACAACGCTCATTTTATTTCTCCATTATTAATCATAGTTTAATTCTCCGTAAATCTTATCTGGTTCTCGTGCATTATCAAATATCCCATCTAATGATAACCACGCACCTTTTGTTTCCCACCAATCCTTTAAAAATTCGTAAGAGTAAAAGGCTGATTTTGCTTGTTCATTATAATAATATATATTCTTTGAACGAAAATCTTGCACGTTGTGATTAAATAATGGAAAGGTTATAACCAAACCAAAACCGTGCAGTAAATTGTTTTCTGTCGTGACTGGACTACCTAATGGCATACGATAATGGATATTACCCTTTCCAAAATCGTCGAAATAGTAATCTATAATGTTCTTTGCATATTCTCGTTTCATTATATATGCCTGTAAACCATGGTCCCACATTTGTCTCATACGAGGAACCATTGGGATATATTCATTGTTTACATCGTAAGGATATTCAAACACATTACACAAATGCAATGCGCCCCAGTCCCATTTATTACACTTTTCAATAAATTCTTGTAGTGTAAAATTCCAATGTCTTACTGTACCATAATCCAAATCATCTTCAAAAAATATTCCATATTCCTCATCTGTGTTTTCATACCACCATTTAATGGTTAGCAGATGTGAGGAAGTGACACCTTTTGTAGTGGTAGCACAAGCATGTGCATCACCGACAAATTTTATTGATTTGCCTTCTTCGTATCTATCATATGAATGTACTTTAATATCATGTACATCCATTAGCGCAAATTCTTCTCTTGTATAGTCCCTACGGTCTCTACATTCTTTGAGATTAATTATATTAGGCTTTGAAATGTTCTTTAGCTTGTCAGCTAATCCTATCATAATAAAAAATTACCTTATTCTGAAACTAGCTCATTATGAATTGTTTCTAGTATATTATGGAAAGCCCTAACTGAGCCATTATTATGAACTCTGTAGGTTTTAATATTTAATTCTTCTTTTAACATGTAAGCTTTGTCAATTTTTGTAGCTTCACCAATTGTAAACTCTTTATATAAATTACCATTAAAGTATCTACGTGAATCAGTGGAATAATCATGTCCTTCTCTTGTTAATTGAACAATGACAACATTTTCAGCACCTACCTTTTCAATAATAGGTTCCAATTCTTCAACGAATCCGCCGTCAGCCAATGCATAGTTATTACCTTCTTCGATTTCCTTAGCTACTTTCCAACCAAAGAATGATTTACCATTTTTAGGTTTAATAATATCTTCTGAAACGTGAATCATTGCTTCTCTACGAGAATAGTTTTTCAAAGCAAATTCTTTAATCTCTTTACGCTCTCTGTCGTCATAGCCTTCCATGAACCACTCTTTGTCTACACCAAAATGTGCAATTGTTTCCTTAAAGAGCTGATGTTTAAAAGACAGATTTCCGAAACCAAACTTTTCTTTATATAAACTAGCTGCCTCATCTTTACCTGAAGCTGGTGGTCCGTTAAATATTACTATCATCTTTTTCCTCGTTATATTGTGTGAAACCATATTTGCAAATATAATATGCATCTACTATATCTGTAATAGGGTTCCAGCTATTAGTCATTATACCACATCTAGCGCGAATGTCAACCCCTGTTTCTGCTTCAAAGGCTTGTATCATCATCTCTTTGTTCGCGTTACCTTTACCACAACCAAATTTTTTAATCATTGTCGGTGGGTAAACATCGTAAGGTATTTCCCTTTCCCATAGTTTATGTTTAAATAAACCACAGTTCTCTGCAATTTGAAATACTCGGCCTACAGCACCAAATGCGTATCCTTCAATTCCAACAAAGTCACATTCAAAACATTTAGCCTGTGACCATGAACCAATAATGTCATATCTTTCCTGGTCGTTAAACCAGTTGTCGGGATACATGGTCGCATTATATTGACCATTTTCTCCAATTAATAATTTCTTTTGTTTTACGTAATAGTAAAAAGTACAATTATTATAATCCCATTCCTCACCTTCGTGTACACAAATTGCTGGACTACTTAAACTGTAATCCACACCAGCAACCTTCATAATATACTCCATATTTAATTATATGGTATTATTTATTTAGTCTGCACGATAGAAAATGTGAGAACCAATTGTTCCTACTTGATGTAAAGTTGGAGCCCAAAAAGGTGTAATATAATCTGCATGATAATGTGTGGAACCTTCAGTCAGTCCTGTATATAATCCTTGTCTTAAAACCTGTGTGGCGATAAGTAATGAATTTGCCCAAGCGTCTCCGTCCATCGGTTCATCTTTTAATCCGTCACAAAACCAACTGAATTGACATTTATCTCTTACAGGCACTTCCTTTCCTTGGGTTAACCACCATTCTGAAAGTTCTGCCTGTCGTATGACGCCGCAAACACTATCCGGATAATTTCTATGGTTTACTCTATTTAAAACTACATCAGCAACAGCAAATTGTCCAGCCATATTTTCTGACCTTGCTTCGTGATATATGTTGAGTGCCATACAATATTCATCTTCTGTTATTACTGTATCGTAATTTAATGCTTTAATTTCACTAGATAATAACATTAAAAATCCAAATGCAGCTGCAAACCAAAACGGTAAAAAGTTTTTATCGAAATTGCTCATAATTTTAACTTCCAGATCTTGAAAATGCATCCAATAATGCAGCACCGGTCAATCTCTCACCGAAGGTATGAATCAGTTCACCTTTATGATATCGCAGAATCACGCCATCATTAAACTCGTGGTCAGTTACGCATTTGCCATCAGCTGTATCTTGAGGTCTGTCATCATAAAACATCGAGCTTATTGAATGTGCGTGTATGGATTTGGTTTCTTTAGCCCAATCCTCTGCCGCAATTATTTGTCTTTGTCTACTGACTGTTGCATCATACTGTGTCATAGTTTCTCTCCTGGCTCAAAGCCTCTGAACGTTTTAAATCTTGGGAACCTTAAACTGTATGTGTCAGAATCATCTGCCAATGACACGGAGTCAGCTCTTATTTCTACCAACTGACCTATTACTTGTTCCTTATTTGACCAGATGTCTTTTCTATTATCATCAGTCAAACCACTGCCAACCTTAACATTAAAGTTTTTACCCTCGTCTGTGCCTTCACAAACCAAAGCCCCTAATAAACCTTCATTCTTTCCAGTACCCTCTTCTAAATCGACTACAGTAAGTGTAACCTCAATATAAGGTTTCATTTTCAACCAGGCGTATGTTCTTTTACATTCGTAAATACCGTCAATAGGTTTAATCATTACACCTTCGTAGCCTTTTTCAATAGCCTGTTTATTTAAATCTGCAAAAAGTTCCTTACCTTCGTCGGTATCAAAGTCTAATTGCCAATAATCAACAACTCTAATTGGACCACCATCTGCGTATTTTAATAATTGTAATTTTCTGTCAAGTTGAGATACAGTACCAACACCAGCCTCAAATTCGGTTAATGGAATTAAATCGAATAAAGCAAGGAAAGCATCTTCTGTCTGTGCGCCTTCCTTACGATTGACTTGTTTCATAAGTGTTTGGAAATCCTCTGACATAATTTCGCCATCAAATACCATACCTTCGTTTTCAGGTTTGATTAATGCGTTTTCAATATGTGGGAAATTACTTAGGACTTTACCGTTACGTGAATATATGGTACAAGCTTGATTTTTAACAATTGCGATACATCTGACCCCGTCATATTTGTATTCAATAATACATTGACCTTTAATTCTTTTTGGATTATTATCACCACTGTTTGCTAACATACAACCGAACACTGGAACGACCGGGTCATGTCCAGCCTTTTTGGCCATCTTATTCACGGTTCGTTCACTAAACCCAGCTCTCATATCCTTAATTAGGATTCTTCGATACCAGTCATTCCATTCTTCGGACGTAGCTTTATTCATTGCACTTTCAATTGCATCTTTCGCTGCATTACCTGAAAGCACTCTGTCAGCCAAATCTGAGGTAAGAGATTCAAATTCAGGTAGAGTAAGACCTGGGCCATCCTCAGTTGAAATTGGAATGTCTTTTACTCCAAATGTTATCATGGAATCTAAACCAACTCTTAATCCCCACAGGAATTCTCTATTGG